CCAGCGGCTTCTACTAGTAAATCAAAAACAGCAGAAGGTCTTTGCCTATCAACTCGTTGCTCTTTGAGTAGTGGATAAGTTTTTCCAGCTGGAGACGTAATTTTACTCTTATCAGTAGCAAAATCTTTATAATGAGTATCTTGGTTAGGAGCAGCATTATCATTCTGAGCTAAAACATGCAAAGAATCTAACATTGCAGACATAATACCATCTATAGATTGTCCATTAGGATAACTTGCTCGAAGGGCAAATATATCATTCAGATGTCGTCTGTCTAAGTAATAAACATAATCTGAACAGCGAATTTCATAGTCAACTGAATTACCCTCTCTCTGCCGTCGAGTAACTTCTAGGATAACACCTCCAAATTCTTTAGTTGAACCATCTAGAACTATTATTTCTTTTCCAGCTGTAGGAGCATCATAAGTGGAATCATATCTTCTCATGTTACACGAGAGAGTATCACCCTTAACTTCTTGATGTTGTTCTATAGCAATAGAGCGAAAATCTATCGCATCAGTAACATCAATACCACCTATTGTAATAGTTATACTCATAAGCTACTTATTCGTGGATTATAACCCATACTTGAGGAATTAAGTGCTCGCGCAGTTTCTAGAGAAATAGCTTTACCATTTTCTTCAGGAGTTCCAGTGAAATTACCACTTACGTTCACTGTGATATTTGAAACAGAATCGCCAGGGTTTCGCATTTGGTAATCCATTTCTAAATTAGATGGGGTTGTGAGCGAAGCGCGTTCATTAAGAGCTTGTCTACGAATAAAATCTTGTTCAAGATCAAAAGGATTCATAGGTGCTCTAGATGAACCACCAGCAAATTGCCAAGCGTTACTAGTAGCATCAGATACTGTGTGATCGCGTACATCCATAAAACGACGATCTTCATGGAAGGGTGTCATTGTTTGGGGATATGTTAAATCTGATACTACTTTCTCTGCTTGAACACCTGGAAGTAGTGCTGGATGCTCTAAATTATAAAGTTCAACCTGTTTTCTGGCTTCTTTCGCTGCTTCTGCGGCTCTTTGAAATAAAACTTCCATTTCAGCAGTCTTATCTTTAGGATCTATATCTTCGATTGCTTGAGTAATACCATTAATATTCTCGATTGTGACCATAAGTGATGCTGGTATCATAACCTCGAAAGCTTGTTTGAATGATTCAACTGTGAAGTTCGCATTTGCATCAAGTGCATTAACAGCCAAACCTGCATCTGTTAGTAGTTGCATTATCGCTTGTTGTTCATGCATAGCTAGTATGTTCCACTCATCACCAGCCGCCTTTATGCTTTTAATTAACTCTTCAGTGGGTTTTATTGTTCCATCCTCAATAAACCCCCGAAGTTTACCCATATCTACCTCTCCAACTTTTGCGAAATCATCTAGGGCATCAGCTCCTAATTTCAGCAAGTCGTCAAATGCTATGCCCTCTTTCCAGTCTTCCATTTTTACTCTAGTCTTATCAGTTGATTCGGCAAAGTCTAATACAGAGGTTGCAGCTTCATTCATAGCATCCTTAGCATTCTTACCACGGCCCTCCATCTGAAAAGCCATAACAGAAGTGAAGACTTGCAATGCTTCTTCCGTAGGCTCAATCCCTCTGACTCTAAGTTCAGTCATTATTGAACTTAGACCCTTTATGAAATCAGTTGCATCTTTTCCTGCTATGGGCAATTCAGATACGATAGCCCTAGCCTTCTCTTGAATTACGACAAAAGCCTGGGTATTACCACTGACAAGATTAACAGCATCAGCCATTAATTTCATCTCTTTACGCTGATCGAGATACTTCTTTACTCCCTTAAACGCAATCATAGCCGCTCCACTCAAAGCAGCAAATGCTAGAGAAGTCTTAATAGCACCAGAGAACTGCAAGAAGATCAAAGAAAATGCAAGAGATTGTAAGTTACCATCCAAAGCCCCCATGCTTAACATAAGACCTTGAGAAGCTGCGCTTAATCTACGGAAACCCTTCTGAGTTTTTTCACTAACATCCTCCATGAAAGCAAATTGACTTCCACTTCTCTTCATAGTAGCTTCTGTAGCTTGTGCTTGGATAGCCATTTCCCTCAAACTAGCAGAAACACCTTGAAGACGCGATTGTAATGCAGGAGCAGCTAATGTTGCAATAGCAGTAGCTCGACTAGCTAATCTATTTAGAGTAGCACCAGATAGATTTCCCGACAAACTTAGTCTATGAAATTCCTCTGATAATTTCTTAGATTCTAACGCAGCTTGGCGTTGAGTTCCCTGTAAGTTAGAAGTTCCAGCATTAGCCCGACTCATTGCACGGGTAGATTCACCCTCAAACTTTTTCATCTTATTGGACATTGTATTGAGTTCTGTGCCAATTTTGCTGAAACTAGCCCCGAATACATTACCTTTCTGGGCAACACCTGAGAAGTTTTGAGACAGGCTCCTCAAACTACCACTAGTTACCATTCCCTCCTCGCCAAGTCTTCTTATTCTCCTAGATAAGTTTTCTGTTTGGCGAGCTTGGCGGTTTAGTTCTCTTAATTGGCCTTTATCTGCCCCTGGCTCTGACGCCATTTCTCGAATAGTGCTTCTAGCCCTGGTAGCATCTTGAGCAGCTTGCTCAGCCATTCCATTAATAGCCTGCCGCATGGGTATAATTCGTTTATTTAATCCAGCCACTGATTTCTCAGTAGACTTCAAGCCGGCAGTCGCACCAGTTGCTTGAGTTGCCTTCTTTAACTCATTCCCCAAATTGCGTATTTGTACAGAGGTAGAACCAGCACTAGCTGCTAGTGCTTTACTTCCCGCTGTAATTTTCCTAAGTTCTGTTGTAGCTTTATCTTCAACAGAAAAGAAAGCTCTAAATCTTTGCATTATACGAACCTACCTGCCCCAGGTTGTCCTTTAGGAACACGACGAACAGTTACTTTCGCTCCTCGGTTCCAATGTGATGTAGTAGAATGATTAAAATTATTGAAATTATCTCTTAAAATTTGTATACCTCTTGAAGTCAATCCAGTAGGACCCTGATCCAGATCTCCACCAAACATAAAGAGATGACTCATAATAGGATTAGGATTGATTCCCTGTCTTCCTTCAGTATTTGCAACACCCAGATTATACCCCAAAGTCGGACTTCCAGTTACAGCTATACCCCATGCTGTAAGAATTTTCCTAGGTAAATTTGGATTAGGCGCAGCTCCGGTCTCTAAAACTTTCCAGTAAATGTGTAATCGTTCATTTTCTTGAGTAAGATGCCCAAGTACAAACGCTGGCATACCATTTTCTTCGATAATCTCGTAATCAAGACTTCTGATATAAGCCCCAGTGTAAACATGAGAAGTAGCTAAATCAACTGAAGCATTATAAAAATCTTCAGCAGTCTCCTGGTTGAATTCTCGCATATACTCAGGGAAAGCACTAGACATACTCTCCATCAAAGAAGTATATTCAGAGAACTCACTAAAATCAGCCATCATTTGCGTTTACTACGATTCATAACTTTTGAAATACTACCACCTTGGGACTTTGCATCTTCCCATAATCTAACTAAAGCAATATCTTTGCTAGTAGCATTTTCTCTAACATCCCAGGGAGTCGTGTGCCAAATTTCAGCTAGAACAACATCTATAAACATACTAGGAACAACCTTCCCCATTGAATTGCCTTGGCTATCCCTTGTAAACAAATTTACAAGTTGTTCACGCTCCCCAGGAGTAAATTTACAAGTGGGTCCGTATTAGCGTATTGAAGCATAACCCAAATCATGTATTCTATCTGACGTCTACGAATAGAACTCAGCTTATCAGCTTTTTGCTGAGGACTATCTTCTAAAGTGGGAACCTCAAAAATAGTTCCATCATCATCTTTTAAATTCCAGCTAACTATCAAAGTAGCAATATGAAAAGCTGTGACTTCTAAAGGATCAGGATCTTCTTCCTTTGATTGCTTCTTTTCAAGTAATGCTAAACCTCTTGTATAAGCATTTGCTTCCTTAGTCTTCATATTCTGAACACTTTTGAATGTGAAGTTTAGCTCAGGTAGTCCAATCTCAGAAAAATCCTCAGTTATTTCTGCTTGTAGATACTTCTCATCAATAGATGAGCTTACGGATGTAGTCATCTCCTAGCTCCTTTATCAACAGTTCCCCCTCACTCAGAGTCATGATGCGATAGATTCGATCTCCTAACTTTCGAATTTCAATCTGCTTCACACTGAAAACTTTGCCCTCTAGTTCTATCTCAGTTAATGCTTGCTCCTCTCGCATTTGGCAAAGAAGAACAATAACAGGAATCTCATTTCTCGACATAGCATACGAATTGCCATTCCGCTGTAACCTTCGAAGTTTGCCCTGACTTCTCCAGTAAGTAAGACTCCTAAGAGAGACTTCATAACCTAAACGTCTAACTTCGCTAATAGCATCCTCTTGTGAGCAGAATGCTATTAACGAAGTATCTGTAACTAGTTCTAATTGCACTGTAAGCCTTTACATAGACCTAACAAGGGGCAAAACTTGTCAGGTCGAGAAAGAGGAGGAGGAAGAGTCTTAGAAAGCGGCTGTTTTTGCAGAGAGGATTTGGAATTCGATGGGAGACCTTACAGTTGATGTAGCAGCATTACCCTGTGAAGTCCAAATTCCTGTACCAGCATTGTGCAGTCCAGTGAGGCTCATTGCTAACTTAGGGAACTGTCCACTGCCATCGAAAACAGCAGGGCCACCATTTAGAGCAGCTTTGCCGAATCCAATACCAAATGCTCTAGAAGTTGCTGCTTGGCTAGCATGTCCCTCTGCAATACCATCATTAGTAAAGTAAACTTTGAATTTAGTTTGGTTCGCTGTAGCATCTGCATCTCTGAAATCGGCTATGTCATCAGCTGAAGTGTAACCAAGAACTACTCCAGCAGTAACTTCCAATGGGCCAAGGAAAATGTCTGTTGGAGTTTTAATAGTTGCACTAGCAGTGTGGAATCGTTCTACTTCTCTTGTAAGAGTAAACTCACCACTTATCAACCGAGCAAAGCTAGTGCCGGTTCCTGCAAAGTCTACAACTGCCCTCCAACCCATAAAGTGAGGGCCACTATTGTCTGTAGCCAGTGCGACTGTATCTGTAGTTACAGCGCCTCCAGTCAAACTCACTGAATACTCAAGTCTTCCTTCAGCGGCATTCCAAGTGAAGGAAAGATTGTTAACACGACATCCTGATACAACCGTATCACTTGAACTAGCTAAAGACCTATGTTTAATGCAAAGGTATTCTTTCGTAGTTCCTAATCTCAATCTATGGTCATAGGTTCCTGTAGATCCAATTTGGACGACACTAGCATTACTACCTGCTCCAAGAATATTATCAATCAAGTAACCAACAATCATATTGTCAGTTGTATTTCCATCTTGAACGATTCCATCCCAGGAAATTTCCACCCATTTAACGCCTTCAGTAGGACCAACAAAATGCATTGCATCAATTCCGCGTCGGCCTTCGTTAAGAACCTGTTCGGAGTTCTCTTCAATACTGAAGGAGCCAGTCAAAAAAGGCACAAGCCTAGCTGTACCACCAGTTCCATTGAAAGCAGTTTCAGTTGAAAGTATAACAGCTTCTTGCCCAGACGACAGTACCATTTAAGACTCCTTCACAAAAAGAATATCCGAGTAATCCGGAAAATTCTCTTGGAGAGATTCCGGTGTAGGAACAAAGGAAACTGTTAGTTCTCCGTTTTCAATATTATGAACCTTCTGATTCTTATCAGCAATTACAGTATTCTCGTAAGTACTACCAACTGTATAAGTTTTTGGCTCTTTCTTACTAGTCATTAAATTCTTCCTGCTGGCTCAGTTAAAGTAACGATAACATCCAAGCTGGTGTTAATCTTGTGAAGATAGACCTCACTCAAGGAGAGGAACTGGTAATTAACTTCAATGTTCATTGACTCGTCAAACCGACTATCCATTAGACCTTTATTCTTTTCTAAAGTCTGTGCTAGGTTCTCCCCTTTAGTTCGAGATTGTATATATGAATCTCTAAGATTCCTATTCCACACAAACCCTTCGATAAGCACTCTATGTAATTGCTGATACTGAGTAACAGTCCCTCGATCCCTTGAATCATGACTGAAAGACTGAATTGATATGAACCAAGCCTCTAAATCAGCTTCATTAAACTCTTCATTATAAGTATGGGCCAACTCACTCAATTGTTCCCATGTTGTCAGTGGAGGAATGATTCCAGCTTGGATATTTTTAAAATCTAGTGAAGTTAAAACCTGAGAAAGAGATTCTTCAACTAGTTTAAAAACTAAAGTATCTACACTTTTAGTTGATACTACTGTATCAAGAACCACTACCTAAATGCTCCACTGTGGAAGAGGTATGACCCTCCTACACCCAATGGCTTCAAATCATACTCTTTTGTTACACCTACAGGATGTACTCCATCTACTCCACCGATTTCTTGGAGATACATACTGAAATATTCCCTAGCCAAAGTTTGAAAACCACTAGACTTGTTCCTCATAGAAATAAATTGTGCTCCACCTGGAGGATCTAGAGCTTTCTCAGTCTTGATAGATATTATACTACACAATTTACTAATAGACAAGTAAACTATGGAAGATTCATGCGTATTTCGAATTGTACTTGTGACAGAGTTCAATACATGTCTTGCAGTGTACGTAATTCGGAAAGTCACACTCGACGTTGGAGTTCTAGTAATGAATCTTATATATCGAGTACTAGCATCTCTGTAATAATCCCAATCCCCATCTTCCTGGAATAACCATTGAGGACGCTCATCATTACTAACTCGATTTCCAGAATCGTAATCTAGACCTAGAATAACTGAGAAATCATTTTCCCAATTAGCCAAAGCTGTCAAAGCATAGTAATTCCCACTATCACCAACTTCATCCTCAGTGATTTCTCGTGGGAATTCTAATTCATAATGTTCTCTGGCTTGGTCAATAGCCTCTCCAATAGTTGCACTGTCAACTTCATTGTCTCCGGTAAAAGCTGGCAATGATCCTACTAGAGTTTCTACCCTACCCTGAATAGCCTCTTTAGTAAACATTAGCTCTTCAACATAATCTTGACTTCAACATCCATACTAGTGCCTGAAGTCATTCCAGCAGGGTTATTAACTCTGATATACTCACCTAGCTGAGAAACCAAAACTGCAGGAGCATAGTATGTCATAGTAGGATCATTCAATTGAGGAATATCGCTATACTTATGCCAATTAGATTGGTCACTACTAACCTCAACATCCAAATCCAATTGAGGAGTTGAACCAACTTTCGCAGTTGCCTTAACTAGAATAATAGCAGTCTCAAACGACTTTGAAGTAATGCCAGAACCCATACCATTAGCACTAGTTAAAGTAGCTTCACTAAAAAGAGTTTTGGTTTCTACGTTATGAACCGCCATTAAGATGCCACGTAGTAGAAATCTACACCATCATCGTTAGTGCCAACATCTATGAAAATAGTTCCAATATCGAAACCATTCAAGTCAGTTATCTCAAGTCTTTCTCCAGCATCCAATCCAGTATTAGTGCTAGCACTAACTCCACTATCCCCCAGGTGGACCTGTCCAGAATTAGCTGCTATAGCTATGATAGTAATACTTCTGGCATGTGTGCCTGTCGCAATGATAGCTTCGGCTGTGCCAGCAGAGGATACTGTTTTTTTACCTGATGCAAAAGGCCCTGCCATTATGCCAAATCTCCATGTGCTGAACTACGAATTACGAAAATATCGACTGCATCTCCAATTGTACCACCTCTAACGTAAATGTTTCCAACAAGAAACTCTTCATCACGAGAAATAACTAGTCTTTCCCCTGAACGAAGTCTCCCTGAATTAGCATCTACACTATCCCCACCAAACTGCATATAGCCAGTAGTATTATCTTGGTCAGGGATTAAGACAATTGAATTAGCATATAAAACAGAACTTGTTACGACTTCTGCTGTATCTGCACTATCGATAGTTTTCCGAATACTCTCAAGAGGACTAGCCAATTTATCTTCCTCCCAGAAAAAGCACCTAGCTAGAGGTAAATGCCCACACAAAACCCCTAGCTAGGTGCGTACCCTCCAGAGATTAGCTAGCGAGGTTAGCTACTCTCCAAGTGATGTATGCTAGAGTTGGATTTACAAGAACACCTGAACCAACTTGTTCAAATTCGAGTTCAAGTATATCACCCTGCGATAGGTAGCGTGTAGCACTAGCACCTTGGATGTTATCAAACAAGAGAGTCTTACCAACAACCAAGTCAGTCCCAGACCCCATGTCGATGTTAGCAATCTCAGCTGTGCCAGCACCTTCAGCCCCACCATCAATCAAGTTAAGGTTCTTTGTATTAGAACCATGTCCAGTTACAATTGTGGAATTCACAAGAGCAACTTCACCAAGTTCGATATTTACCGGAGCAACAAAGAGAGGCTGACGTAGAGTTGCCGTAGCCGCCAGAACAGAAGGCACAATCACCATATCAGTATTCCAACCGTTCTTTGTCCTCACATTATCCTGAGTAACTGCAACCATTTTTTACCCCTTAAACTTAAAACACGCGTCGAATCGCATCTTACCTAAAGAGTGGGGAGTGTAAGTATTCCCCACTCTTTTCAATTCAATTGTTATGCTACAACTTGTCGGAAGAACGGCCTGTAGTCAAGAACGACTTTCTGCCACTCATGCCGGATTTTGATATTCATTACATCCATTGTGAAGGACTCACCCTGAGTCGGATCACTCTGCGTAAACAGTTCAGGCTCTTCATTACCGTTAAGGAAGACAACACCGATTCCTGAGTTCTCTCCAGCGGCTCCACCAGATGCTGCAAGGAAGTAGTCAGTAGCATCAGTCCAGTAGTCAACTACTACTACTTTGATACCTTCGAATGCATGAACATCCATGTTGCTAGCTGTGTCTACTGTAGTCTGTGCCCAGAACTGTTCACTAGGATTACTAATCCTATTTGCAAGACCCTGAAGCTCATTTGGAACCATAAGTATCTTAGCTACGTTCTGTGCGCCGAGAACATCATTTCCACCGTAGGAAGTCTGACTCCTCATTGCCACATTTCCAGCATTGACTGAGCTGATTGACAAAGCGGCTGTTCCGGTGTTTGCTCCGTGACTTGAATGGAAGATCGCAACAGAATCAGGGCCGTAAGTATCGTTATCTACCAGAGTATCAAAGACTCCTTTGTAAAGAGTCCTAGCTGCTGAAGTAGCCAGTTTCATTGGGATGTCTGCGATTGCACCAAGGTTATCATTGATAATCAGTTCCCTAGTGATCTGAGGAACGATACCACCGCGCTTGATTATCTGCACGGTCGTTTCCTCGTCAGTGATGTGTGCGAGATCTGGGTAAGTACCACCTTCAACAACTTGAGCCAAGTCCGCATAAGTCCCAGTTTTAACCTGTCTATAAGTCTGGTAGTCACTTACCGACATAGGTCTAGCGATCTCTCGCCAATCCTGATACTGAGGGAAGTTGTTGTAGTTATACGCCAAAGCTTTATGCATTCGATCAGCAGTAACTTCTCCAAGTGAAGAAACCTGGAAAAGTGCTTCTGTAGTATACAGAGACTTCACTGATCGAGTATTAGCTGAATTAAACCTCGACATTCCAGAGAGAATGTCTATAGCCATCTGACGTTTATCTATATCAAATGGAGAAACACCTTGCATGGAAGCATAAGCCTCAGAGAAGGACCTGTAAGCAGGTATCTTTTCCCCATCAACTATTGCGTAACCAAGTGGATGTCCTACTCGACTAAACATAGCATCAAGTCGAGCAATAAACTTATCACTTTCATCTACGGTAACTCTAGTATTCAATCGACCCTCACTCTGGAGGTTTTCGACTACATGAGTTTTCAAACTAGCCAAATGTTCTTTCTCTGTCTGGATAAGAGTTTGAAGCTCTTCAGTAGCCATCTGTGAATTGTCAAAAGTAGTTCTAATTCTTTCTTCTGACGATTCTGGCAACTGAGCATTACCCAGAGCAGTATTAAGATTGAACGTTCGCCACTCCTGATTGATAGTACTTTCTTCAATCGAAGTCTTCACCGGAGCAAGCATCTCTTCCATGTCTTCCTTTGCTTGCTGGCGGGACTCCTCAAGTAGAACCTTGACTTGTTCCTCGTTCATAGTCGAATCCTCCTGAGATTCTGTAACTGCTAATACTTTCCCGCCAGCGGCAGGAGTTCTAACCAAATCCACGGAATCAGCGCGTACCAGCTTCAAAGCTCGCTTAATGCCTGATTCATTAAGTTCAAAGTCACCGTAAGCGACAATACTAAGTCCCATAATATCGTTAAGGACACCTTCTCTATGCCAATCCAGCATCTTAGTACGCATACTAGTATCTGAAATATGTAGAGTTGCTTCTAGTCCATTTTCGTTAGCAACGACATCTTTGATGAATCCAACAATGGATTCAACACCTCTCTCAGAAACAGAGTGGTCTTCGCCAATTGCAGCATGGACAGGAGCTTTTTCGAAAATATCCTTATCACGATGCAGAACATCTAAAGGATACTCATTCTTATTCAGACTAACCCCAGCATTTATAATCTGAACTCGCCATTCAGTCCCTGTTGCTTCTTCATCATTATCTAGTGGCTGAGTGGACTCTACGTAAACAGAAATGCTATCCATTTTCCCTACTTGGTCGTATAATAAGCATACGCCTGCTTGATTGATTTCACCTTCAACTAGAGTACAAGTACCTCTCATACCTAAACCGATACTAAAAAGCTGTTGTTCTTTATCAGGAACGTAGGACTGGAAGAATCTGCAATTACCACAAATTTCCCCAGTTCTAGCTATATCCTCATAGCGAACTCGTCTATCATCCTGTTTCAACTTAGCTGATACACTATCAGACATTTTATCTTGTCAAATTGCGTAAGCGGCTGATTTCTTATCCCCATCGGGTTCAAAATCAGGATCAGCAAGAAGTTTATCTACGCATTGTTCTAGTTTCTGAGGCATGATTAATTATAGCCCACTAAGTTACCATTTGTCAATAGATGTGCGGAATGTTCTTGTCCATTGTTAATATAGAAAACTCCGTTACTTGTAGTTAATTCATTCAAACCAGATTCACGAGCTGACCCAAAAACAGTAGTAGGTTTGACTTCGTAATCAAGTGGAGGAGCATCTTTCATGGTATCTAATCCAGTCATCTCTATGTAACGAGACATATATTCTTTAGCCTCATCTACAGTAAAGATCCCTAGATCAATACAATCTTTCATTGAACCAGAGAAGTTGCGAAGAGCAACTGAAAGTGCTCTTTGATCCTTAGCACTAATATCTGGAAGTTTCAAATAAAAAGAAGACTGTTCGTTAATACGATTAAATCGCTTATCAAAAGTAATGTATCCAGATAGAATAGACATATCAACCGAGAATCTGAAAATCAATTGCATCAACTCAGCAAAGATTCTTTGTCTAATCTTCAAATGCTTAAACGTAGGATCAGTCATTTCAGGTGCATTAGCTCTAGCAGTTGAAGTTTCTGCAAACCAAACAGGTGGCATACCAGCACCTGCTAGGATATGATTCTTCAAAGCATTCCCTAGCATTGTTGCATCTTCCAAATGCAAATTACTTGTTTGGGCTTTTACGTTAATCAACTCATTGTGAATAAATCTATGTCCAGGTTTCCAAGCTGGTTGATTCTTTGCCCACTGTCTAATTGAAGACTCATTCATACCCTGAGCTTCAACATCCCAAACCCATTGTGCACTCTCAATAGCTTTCTCAACCTGAGCAAACAAAAACTGGTCATGTGCATCCATCCAATCCAAGTTCCACAGCAAATCTCCCCAACCTCTACTAGAACTAATTGGAGAATTCACCTTAGTGAAGAATACACTACCTGACCATTTAACTTTACCCCTATCCCCAGAAAAACCAAGAGATTTAAGAGTATCTTCATCACCTAGCTTATGTTCAAAACCAAAAGATTTCTTTTCCTCATCTGTAGAAGGTAATCCAACTAATCTACCAAAAGCTGGTGACGAATCATCAACTTGAGCTACATCAATTACTTTATAGATTCTACGGATAGTTTCTTTAGGAAGCTTTCGCAAAACAACTGCTTGCGTCTTCATTGTATTAGTTGGATCATCAATAACAGCATCAATCAAACTAGTATCTATGTTACCTAACTCAACTTGACCTGTATGTGGTTCAACATGAGCTGTTATAAGACTTTCTCCGAATAGTCCCAAGTCCCGCATTCTTTCAAATTGAAATACAGGCCACCTATTCGTCATATTAGTCCAGTGTTGATTTAAAACTCTCTGAACTTCGGGATGCTCTGCTTTGAAAACAATCCCATTAGCTAGACAGAACTCAGGAGTAATATCGATCATCCTATGTCCAATAGGATTACCAGCATACATCCTAAGTGACCTATCAATCATCTCAGCATGAGTCAGTGTAGGAAGATTACGGCTTCTACCTAATCCACTTCTAGCAGAGTAGGGTTGCCATTGATTTTCATCAGGGTCGGCGCCTTGTTGAGCAGGAAAGGCAGCTTCAACGAAACCAACCGGACTTGGCTTATTCCAAAAGTCCCACTTCATGAATTTCTCCTTCTAATGAAATAACCCTCGTCCATTAAGAACTCTATTAGCTGGATCTCCTATATCACCTTGCTCTTCTTTGGCTTGGGTATAACTAACAGCAGACCCTTGACCAGTAAAATCCTTAACAGCAAGGAACATAGCATCTAAGACATCATCTCTTCCACCACGGGGGAATTGACTGTACTCTTTTAAAAACTCTTGAGGCCCAGGTAAGTTAGCCATCATATAATTCCCATCAGCTAATTGAATACCTGGAAACATAATAGTTCCATTTCCCCAGTAAGGAACTAAAGTATCAATTCGTTCTTCTTTACTTCCTCTGGGAGTGTATAACTCTAAGGGCATTGGACCTCTAGAATCCATTCTAGTAGCCATAACTAGGTTTTGTGTTGTAGCCTGCTGTGGCCCAACTTCTTCTAAAACAACTCGTTGAATACCAAGACCTTGCATACTCCATTTAGTATACTGGGTACGAATAAAATTCAAATGCTCTGGCTGGGGAATATGTCCAAATGCGAAATCTAATATGTAAACCAATCCAGTGCTATTATGTCTCATAGCTGTACAAGTAGCGAAGTAATTACTAGTGCTTTTTTGACTTGTCGCAGGGTCACATCCAATACTACCAACACAATCTGTTAGAGGAGGTAGACTCTCTCTGTCGTAAAAATGCAACCAGTCTACATCATACCGAACACCTCTTAGACCACTAGGGTCATTTCGGTACTGGGAATTATAAATGGCAGGAGGAGTGTAACCTTTAACTCGCATCAGCCAATTATAGGGACGAACTTCAGGCCAGAGAACTCCACCATTTTCTCCTGACTCTGCATCATAAATTCTAACTACCATAAAAGGCTTTCTCTGTTTGGAGGAATCTCTCTAACTCTTTATACTTATATTGATGCTTCATCGCTTTTTGAACAGTATTTAAAGGAACTCTTAGTATTTCTGCCAAAAGCTCGTAAGTATAATCTCCAGTATTATATAAATGAATAACTCGGTACGTAAAAGCTAGACTCAACTGGCGTTTCATTGAAACATCTTGAGTACACTCAGCAAATGGGCAAGTTAAACAATTACTCCAGTACTCACAACCACCCATAGATAGTTCACTCATCGTACCCCTCGGGATACATATCTGTATAAAGCTTTTCAGTATCAAACTTCGCAATTGCTTCAGCATAAAAATCATTAAAAGCATACCTAGTGCCTAAAACAATTTGCTGTCCAAATGGTAGTAGCATTGGTGAAAAAGTTGTAAAGAACTTATTACTTACAGTTTGTCTCCCTGCTGGAGTTTTGCTATTTTCAAAAGTGACAATATCATCAAAGATTTGTAAAGTAGTTCGTCCCCCCTCAACACTAGTTGTAATTCCATAAGCAGCAACAGAAGGATCTCTTTCCTCATTGCCAACTGCCCAAGACAAAGTATGATCTCGCTTTAATTCGATAGCATCATTAGACCAACGTCCATCTCGACCAGGATACAAATCCCCAAACAAATCCTTGTATCTGGTATTGTGTTGAATGCAAGATTTAATCCGACCTAGCCGAGTAGCAGCAACTACACTAGTAGAAGATACTATCTGGCACATTAGAGAATTTGGATCAACTCCTCCCATCCATAAAGGATAACTTTCAGCGAAATTAGTTGTTTTAGCATGGTTACGTGGGGCAAGTATCACGATTGGATTAAAATCCCCCAAAGGTTCATTTTTACCTTCTAGAAGTAAATCAAAAATCTCCCAGTGGAATTTTGCTAGTGTTTGCCCAAATACATATTCGTGAAAATGACCAGGATGACTATAAGCCTTCTCTTCTTTAGCAGACCTTTCCTTCATTCCGTCTACAATGCTA